ACACCAATGTCACCTGTTAAACCTTGTGTTCCAATAGTTCCCTGCGCACCAGTGGTTCCTTGTGCACCATCTGTTCCTTGTGCTCCAGTGTCACCTGTAGCACCCTGTGTTCCTGTTGCACCAGTAGTGCCTTGTGGACCAGTAGTTCCTTGTGCTCCGTCAGCACCTTGAGCGCCAGTATCGCCAGTGGTGCCTTGTGATCCAGTGGTTCCTTGTGCACCATCTGTTCCTTGTGCTCCATCAGCACCTTGAATACCATCTAGACCTTGTGAACCTGTCGTTCCTTGTGGTCCAGTAGTTCCTTGAGCACCGTCTGTTCCTTGGGTACCATCAGCACCCTGAATGCCTGTTGTTCCAGTGGTGCCCTGTGAACCTGTTGTGCCAGTCGTTCCTTGAACACCTGTGGTACCTTGAGCTCCTGTAGCACCTTGAGAACCTCCAGCTCCCTGTGTACCAGTTGTGCCTTGTGAACCCGTAGTTCCTTGTGATCCATCAGAACCCTGAACACCATCTGTTCCTTGAGTTCCTGTTACGCCCTGATTTCCTGTGGTTCCTTGTGAACCTGTAGTGCCTTGATTACCAAAAGTTCCTTGCGGTCCTACAGCACCTTGAGAACCTGTTGATCCAGTAGCACCTTGAGAACCAGTAACACCTATCTGACCCTGAACACCAAGACCACCTTGAATACCTTGAGTGCCAGAAAAACCTTGAAGACCTGTTCCTCCTACCTGACCCTGAACACCCTGGACACCTTGAATACCCTGTCCAGCAAATGCACCGTCATTGCCCTGAATACCTTGGGTACCTTGTGATCCGTCTGTTCCAATAAAACCACCAGGACCCTGAGATCCCTGAATCCCTTGAAGTGATGCTGAAGCAACAGTTACTTGGTAATTAGATCCGCTATTTTGAAATGGAGTCGCCATTATTGAAAACCTATACTGATACTGTTGGTGATACTAATGCTGTTCCCTCAAGTACCTTGGAAACAGTGCCATCGGCGGCAGTTAATACGATATCATAATAATTTCTACCCTGTTCAATATCAGAAGTAATGGTACTTGCCATTGAGAGTGAAACTTCTCCAGTAGAAGAAGTGATTCCTACTGTAAAGTTGTGCACATTCAGAGCATCTTTTGGATATTTTCTAATCTTAGATACACCTGTGTATCCAGTTAGGTCAATGGGAGTCCCATCTGGATTTCTCAATGTGAATGTGTTTTCAAAATTAGTTCCACCTTCAATAGTGATATTTACTGAGGGTACTGCCATGGAGGGATCTTTCTAGTTATTTATTATTATTCTGCACTCTTCTTCAGGAGTTTTTGAAGTTCAGCAGTAGATCCAACGAACAGTGCATTATTGACTGTTGTTGGTCCTTTTGCCTCCTTCTTCTCCTCATTGACATCCTTCAGTTTTTTCTGAAGATCCATCAATTTATCAGTTGCATCAGAAACATTCTTAATCAACTGACCAGCAACTTCATATGCCCTGGGCATTTCACTTTCTTGAGCAAGTTCTAAGATTCCGTTAATTGCTTCTTGTCCCTTTTCAATAATCGAGTATAAATTACCCCTGGTGTATTCGTAGTCCTTACGAATGTCTTCACTACTTGATCTGGTTTTTTCAATCGTATTTTCGATATCATTTTTTTGAATCTCCACTTCAACTTCAGTTGGTTCAATATCAAACGTTTCATTTAACTTGTCAAATTTATCAGGCATGACTTAACCTCAGAAAACACTACCATTGAAACCAAAGTCATCGCCAAATTCAATTAGCGCATCATCGGCAGCAGTAATACTATTTACTGCAGCACCAAGAACATGGTTTTGTGGTGTGGTGTTATCTTGTGCTCTTCTAACAGTGATCTTGTTGCCAGTTACTGATTCAACATACATTTCTTCTTGACCGACATAGATGTATGTCTGTGCTGTTACCTTACTTCCATCTGCAACATCAAGAACAGTTTCAACAAGATTGACATTTTGTGCCAATGTTGTGACTGTGCTACCATTATAATCCCTGGTTGCCCTTGGAGTGACCTGATAGGTAAGATCTCTTGCAGATGCTTGAGAACCTCTTGAACCAGCAATGTAACCAACAGAAACTTTCTTGATGATATCTCCAGTAACATCGGAGATAGGACCGAACAGATATACTTTAGCGGTAAAATTTAGAGTATAGATAAGTGCTCTTCTTGTATCAAAATTACCTTCATAGTCATCATCCATGCTAATGGAGTCTAACTGAATAGGAATATCTCTCTTTTCTTTCAGGTTGCCAAGGAAATTGATTGGCAGGTTGTATGCTGGTTGAAAATATGGCAGAATTTGCTCAATGATCTGAAGCATATCATCATTCAACTTTGTCATAATAGAAAGTTGAATTGACATATTATAAGGAACTGGCATATAGTTCCTCTTTATATTTTCACCATCTGGAGTCTGATTAATGATGGTTGTTGTTTGAGTAGACTTACGACTTGGATCATAAGTAAGACCAAGAAACTCAAACGACATTCTGGGCAACGTCATTTGAATGGGTTTGTTCAGATCTGCTTCTTGCTTCATTCTGGCAAGAAACTTCTGAGTAGGACCATACGCAAGAGGAACCTGGATCACACTAAAAGTGTCACCATCTCCGTCTTTATGCTTAATTTCGATGCCATTGAAGAGAGAACCAAATCCAATGATTACAGATCTGAAGATCTCGTTATAAAAATACTCAAACATTACTCTAGTTGTTTGTATATCTACTATTTAACAACTATTTAAGGCATACCAAATGGATTGGTCTCGCTGAAGTCTAAAATATCGTCTGCTTCAGTCTCAAAGGTATCATTATCTGCAAATTCATCTACAAGATCGTCTACCTCTTGTTTTCTCATTGCATAGATTGCACCAGATTCTGCTCCGATGATAATCTCACCTGGAGTAAAGGTTCCATCAACAATAGAAACTTCAAGTTCGCTATCAGAAACAGTCCACTTCTTAACTCTTGCTTGAGTTCCTGATGTCTGACCCTCAACAATTTCATTGAATACAAACGTTCCAATGCCAATAGTTGCACCAATGCCTGTTGGTGGAGCAATAATTACAGAAGGAGTTGCAGTCAATGCATAACCAACACCTGCATAACTGACATAGACCGCAGTAACAATACCAGCAGCATTGATAACACCATAACCATATGCGCTTTGGAAACCAACAGGTCCTTGATTGTCAAAGGTATAACCAGTCTGATCAAAGGTATTATAGTCAACATCATATGTTGGATAATTTGGAATTGGTGCATCAAATATAACATGTGGATTGGTAGTATATCCAGAACCACCATCTGTTACAGTGATAATGCCACTAATAGAACCACTTCCAATACTTGCAGTTGCAGCAGCACCAACTCCTGTGTCACCATCACGTGCTTGAATGGTTACCCAAGGAGCAATCGTATATCCACAACCAGGATTAATAAGATCAATTGCCTCAATCTTTCCAGTATTTGTGAATCCATTACAACCAATATAATCTGTGGTAATGGATGCAATACCCACAGCAGTCACTCCACCAGCTGGTGCTGAAGAGAATCCAATAATAGGTTGTTTTGTATATCCATTGCCCATATTTGTGATATGGACTTGAGTAACTGCACCCTCTGCACACATAGTTGCAACTGCCTCTGCAGTTCTTCCTGCACCAATCAGTGTCAGTGTTTGAATATAACCAAGTTGTTCAATTTCATCATCAATAAAATTAATACTAGTATCAATAACCTCATCCTCATATCTGAAGAGTGAACATCTCAGAGTATAAACATAATTCTTTTGCAACTGATAGAATGGTTGCTCATGCTCAACATACTTAATTTCAAATAATCTGTCACCAAGAGGAAAATAAATCAAATCACCTTCTTTTGGTCTTGTAGAAAGTTCAATATTTGGAATATTCTCAATCAGTGGTGCAATATATGTGCCATATCTTTCTTGAGAAATGATTAGGGTCAAATCATCAAGGTTTTCAATACCAAATTTTGAAAGAATGGTCCCTTGTCCCCCATAACCTTCATAACTATCTACATATGCCTCAATAGGATAGTAGTTTGTAAATTCTGATTGAACTACTTCTTTGATAATTGTATTTGTTGTAACGTATCTTCTGGGAAGATAATATACCTCAACGCCATACATCCTCAACTGTTCGTTGATAAGATCTTGTACTAGATCCTGTTCAGTTTTTGAACCTTGAAGAAAAAATGGGTTGAGCATATCTTTAACCGATCAAATCCAGTGGTGGCAATTCGAAAGTGGTTGGCATTGATGTTAAAATTTCTTCAATCTCTCTTTGACCA